AGGATTGATAAGACGTTAATTAACTTAACGATCCCCGTAACATTGAAAAACTTTCTGGATAAGTATGTTAAAAACCGTTCAGAGTTCTTTACGGATATGGTGACTAAAATGTATATTGGTCTGATATGTCCAAAATGTTATTCTGATGAGATGATACACGATTCACCCGCAGGGACTGAGTGTGATAATTGTCATATCTGGATTAAATTAAATGACTGTCCTAACTGCGGGACGCGTTTTGACCCTCGCGAGTATGTAGGAGTGGACAGAAACCCCCATTTCAACCCCGCCCACGGTTCCAAACAGTGTTCTAAATGTATGCAAGTGGTGAAATAATGGGTACTGCTAGTACGAAATGCGGACGGTGTAATCAGAATAACCGTAAATATAGAATGTATTGTGTAAAAACAAGCGTAAGAAAAGGAGTTCTATATCGAGATATTCCCAACGGTTATTATTGTAAACATTGTTGGGGGGTTATGAATGGTTAGGGATTGCGACGGTAAATATTGTCCCGACTGTGATTCTAAGCTAAATAAAAGGATAATAAAATGGCCTCAGATATTTGAGGCCTACTGGTGTAAAGCATGTAAATTGGATTTCTTTAGAGAAGATGTCACGATCTTACCACAAAAGGCCGTCTGTATAGGACACGAAAAAGGAAAACCCAAGTATAGGATCTATAAAGACATATCAAGGGGATATAATCCCCCTAAGCTAACGAGGAAAAATGTGGTTTAGGTGTTGGCGCTGTGGTACTTGGGGTTTAAGGATTCGTCATGTATGCAATCGTTGTTGGAAACAAGAATTAAAAGAAGTTCATCTATTAGCTAAAGAGACCATCAAATATAAGTAGCTACTCATAATCTGGTAAGTATGGTCCGAAGAGCAAGGAGAAGATACTCCAGAAAAAAGAGTTTTACAATATCGGCGATCGAAACAGGCGCAGCTCTCAGTTTAGCAAAAAACGTCGGTCTTGATACTGCAGTACAGGAAGCGCTAGCAGGTAATTTATCAGGGGCTTTGACAACTATTCAATCGAACGTAGCTTCTAACAAAAATCTATTAATTGGTACCCTAGGGGCCGCTTATATTGGCAAGATGATTGCAAAATCATTCGGAAATGGGCAGATCGCCAAGCTTGGACCAATTAGGATAAAGGCTTAATCATGGCAGGACTCCAAACAAGAACATATACGCTAGCAGGATCGTCTTTGACGGCAGGAACTTTTAGTTCAATTTCACAATTGATGGGCTCGAGCGCAAGCACTACAAACCCTGAAAATATGCGAAAATTGGTTCGAATCGCTTTACACTGTGTTCCAAATCACGATTCAGCGACCGATGGTGTCAGTATTTTTAAATTCAGTGGGGACGGGGTTAGTGTTCAACAGATATTCGCTGGCCCTGCTTGGTCTAATCAGGCTGCGGGACCCTTGGACGGAAACAACGGGCAACCCGTGGTTATTGAATCGGGCGCAGGTGTATTCGATATAATCGCAGGAAACCAGATGGATATGTCCGTAAGCTGCACTACAAGCGAGACTGTCGATATAGCGGTAAGCCTAACTTATTCAGCCTGAAGGCCTTTAATGGCTATACTAGGCGGTGGGATAGGTGGCGCGGGAAATCCTGTGGGCGGAACGTTTACAGGTCCGGCTCAAGCACTAGAGATTTATGGAGATTTCGCGCTAGCATATTCGGGTTCGGTGGCTGTGGGATCGTCGGAAGCCACGCTCCTTCAGTTCACTTCGGGTAATTTTCTTTTTGTAGGAACTGTGAATTTTTCTAAAAACAATAGCGATGGTGACGATATGCAATATCAAGTATACTTAAATGATGCGGTTATCATCGGTCTGGTAGAAGAATACAGCACTACTAGAGATGTATTTTTTACCCCTGTACCAATTATTATTCCTTCATATAGTATCGTTAAAGCGACTGCACTAGATCTAACCGGAGATAATGACAGACCTATATTTGTTACGATGACGGGGAGAATATACCGCGAATAATGCCCACAAAGAGAGAACGTGAATATTATGCAATGGGCTTTAGGGATGGCAGCCGAGCGATTGACCTTGGAGAAAGACATCGAATTTCTATTGAACAAGAAGAATCCCTACAATATTCACCCTTAGTTCGTGGCCGGCGTATTGAAAAACGCAAGCGCAAACTCAGTGCGTGGAATAAGTTTGTAAAAGCTAACAGTAAGAAACCGCGTTTTGTGTTACGATCTGGAAAGTTGAACCTAAAGAAAATGGGCGTAGCATTCAGGAAAACCCCCGCAGGCAAGAAAAAGAGGCGTTAATGAGTTTTTCCCACACGAAAAGGGGGGGATAAACGTGGATATTGCGACCATAATAGTTTTAGGAAAGGCATTACTCCCTAGAAGAGAGGTGACACCTCTTAGACCGCCTCGTGAAAGAGTAGAAGTGACACCTCCAACATCCGAAGCCCCGTCAAGGCCACGGTGCGGACTTGGTGAGAAAGCTGTATTCTTTCAGAATCCGGATCGTTGGCTCTGTGTACCGGAATTCAAATAATGGCCTTAACTTTAATGCCTGACGGCAAGACCTTCAAAAAACTTAATGCAGTTCAGGAAAAGGCCCTAAAACGATACTACAACCGATTACATGATAAACCATTGGCGGAAACTTTAGGGCTTCCGATTGGTTTAGCGGTCTTGGGTGGAATTGGCGCGATCGCTTATATTTTTAAGGATGAACTACAGCAATATTTAAAAGATAAAGAGGAGGACGTTGTAGATTGGATTAAGGGTTTACCAGTGGCAGCCGGTGGCGGTGTTGCCGATATTGTTGTCTCTTTAATTGATGCTGTAGGATTATCCACTAATGAACCTGTAAACCCTGAATATGTGATGTTAGACCCAATCCCCGCAGAACGTAGCGCAAGTGGTGAAATTGAAGAACGGAGGCTTGGACCATTTACTAGATGTCAGCGTTGGGAATTTGACGCTAACGACTGGGTATCTAATGTTGAGGCAGGAAAGTTTTTGACCAAGATCGGGGCCGCGCTAGCTGGTAATTATATAATCAAGAATATGAAGAAAGAAGGTTGTTCTAGACCGCAAGCTTTCACCCAAGCTCAATGGGATGACATTTAACAGGGCCGATTGTTCCACATAAACGTTTTTTAGGCCCTAATCACTAGAGAGTTATGGAACTAACTCAAATTATACCCCTATTGTTTATTGGTGAGATCGCAATAATATTAATTCTCTATAGGTTTGTCCTTAGAGAATGGATAGTTGACACTTGGGAAAAGAAATTAAAGACAGAAGGTTATCTTATAGAAATATTGGAACCTGTCATTGCTGAGATAGAGAACAGCACAGAAGAAAGCCTACTGCACTTTCAACGATCCTTTATCGGGACTTTGGGAAAGATGACAAGCGAAGCGAAGAACCTTGACCCGATGAACGGCCTTAGAAAGGCCGCTAAAAATGGAGACTGGACCTCTTTACTCCTAGAGTATGTAGCGAACAAGTCAGGACTAAGCAACACTTTACCCCTTCCAAAGTCAGAAACTAGTACCAAACTAGTATCAAACGAGTCTGACTTTGGTAAATTGTAGGTATATATATATATTATATGTATGTATTAGTCTTTTTTATTAGTATGACGGATTATTATTTTCATTAAAAAACCGTGTGGTTTATATATTACTTTCTATAACAGGAATTATACACAGCTATCGGGGGTTTGAGTTTGGGGGGCACTCCCGCAGTAATCAATTAATATACAAATAATTATATTAACCCTGTCCGGATACTGTTTATTCTATGTGTGAGAAACATTACCGGAATTGTGATTGTTGTAAACGGCCACAGGAAATTACTCCTGAGTCCGTGAGGGCTTGGAATGACTTAATAGGAGTATCATGTCTATGCGTGGGTTGTTATTGGGGATTGCACTATGACTAAACGCAAAGTTGGACGGCCACCACAGACCGATGCTGACGGTAATAGGATTGATAAGACGTTAATTAACTTAACGATCCCCGTAACATTGAAAAACTTTCTGGATAAGTATGTTAAAAACCGTTCAGAGTTCTTTACGGATATGGTGACTAAAATGTATATTGGTCTGATATGTCCAAAATGTTATTCT